GCTTTCGCCCGGATAGATCAGGCTGTAGATTGATTTGCCGTTGTTAGCGGCTAACGTGTACATGCTGATGCCATACTTTCTGGCAATGCTCCAGAAGCTGTCACCAGAGCGGACCGTATAATACGTGTGGCTTACCGGTGAGGTGTATCCAGACGAACGCGAGCCATAGCTCTCCCCACCATTCACGCCCAAGGCAACATAATGATACCTGCCTGAGTAGCTGAGATAACGTGCCCAAACATATGTGCCACGGATATACACGTGATCATAAATCACACTTTCACCGGGTGCATAGCTACCAACGGATGCATAGCCGGTGCCGGCACCAGTGCGAATGTTGACCGTCGTGGACGGCTTGAAAACACCCGCTTGCGCATAGTCGGTATCACTGGCTGCATTCGATTTCGCTGGTTGGCTTGGTGCCGGTGTTACAGGCACCGACGGAGTTGCTGGCTGCTTCGAGTATCCATTATCGGTCACACCAAGCAGATCAATGTTACCATCGAGGCCTTGCGACAGCCCAAATGCGCTCGTGTACTGCCAAATAGCTACCCCATCCATACTCGGAAAATAACCGTAGTCTGGTTTGGTAGTTGGTAGATAATCACGGTAAGCAGCAATCCAAAGGCTGTTAGGAAATTCTTTCAGGATACGCTGATAATCGACGTGTGCCAATGTATATGGCTTGTAACTGTAATACATTGGCGTGTAGCCTTCTGAACGAATGCGCCGCATGCTAGCTAAAATTGCATCCGTATTAGCTGCCATATTGCCAGAAGCACCATCTTCGTAGTCCAAAGCAACGATGCTTCCCTTTGGTGTCTGCGCTTTGATACGAGGCATATAACGGTCAAGTGCTTCCAACCCCAACTGGCTACTTGCACCAACACCATACCAGATGTAGCTATGCACACGTTTTCCTGCCGCCTTGGCACTAGCAATTTGGCTATCATACGTCCACTGATCGATGTAAGTGCCACCGTAAGTGCCGCCAATCTGAGCTATGACGAACTTGTCTTGATCTGTTCCATATCGTCCACTTGCTCCCTGATACTTTGACCAATCAGGTCCCTGATCTCCCTTGGCCGCATTGGCCTGCGATGGCAAGGCAAAAGAAATAGCCGCCAAGAAGGCGACTACCAAGGTGATGAGTTTAGTTTTAAATTTCATGGTGCCCTCCTTATTTTTTATCAATTTGGATTGCACGATTTTCAAATTTTTTGTACGCATCAAGGTACAACTCGTGTTTATCACCATTGTACGTTATCTCGTAGTACATGCCGTCGCTTACGTTTGTACTAGCCAGTGCCTTTGAGTTTTGAAGCGCTTTGCACGACCAAACGATATATACATCATCTGGAGTGATTGAGTTTCCATCGGTCTTATCCATGTGGTCATTTGTATAATCAGCAACTAAACGCTGACACGTGTTTCTAAAATCTAAATCGTTCATTGATTTTCCCCTTTTTATTGCTGCGGAGCAACAGATGATGGTGCCAGTTGAGCCTTAACTGCATCTGCGGTCGCCTGAGCTGCGGCAGCTACCTTGTCTTGATTAGATGCTTCCTGATCGACTGTCTTTTGCGGATAGGTCTCTGCTAGGCTGTCTTTCAAGTCCGCAAAAGCTTTCTCAACAGCGTTGGCAATCGTCTGCTCGTCTGTGCTGGTGAAACCAAGCGACTTCAAACCATCTTTAACTGCTTGAATGGCAGTAGATTTCTTGACCGCACCGTCAATCGCCTGTGTCACACCGAGCTGTTCTGCTGCTGTTACCGAAGCATTTGCCAATGGACCTAATACCTTTACCAAAGTGAGTGCCTGTTTGTTAGCCAGCAGCTGTTTGGAAATCCAAGCCCCAATGATTGGGACTGCTGCTACTGCAAGTGATACCACAAGATCTGTCCAATTATTCATGATTGTTTTCCTTTCTGAGGCGCTCATTCTCACGTCTCAATCGATCATTATCTGCGCGTAATCTGTCGTTCATGTCCTCAAGCTCATCATGCCTGTTTTTCCGTTTACCCTCGCGGTAGGTCAAGTAGGCAATAACGGCCGATGCTATACCGGCAAGATATGGGGCAAAATCAACTATTGCTTTAGTCATCTCTGCTGTCACGGCTGTCACTCCTTCGTGCCAGAATCAGCACGAAGGCTGTTATGATCGCATTGCTGATCCAATTTGAGTAGATTCCAGTTGAGATCGAGGTCAAGAATTGCAGTATTGTCAAGAAAGACATTAAAAAGCTGGTAGTTGTGAGCAACAGACGATTTATCACGGCTAACTGTATTTGGTATAGCACCCAACCCCCAATCCCGAGTCCATCAATGACAAACAAAAACCCCACAATATCATCGTTCAACCAGTCAGAGTAATGCGGAGGCCAGATGAAATAATGGTCATTGATGAGTAGAAACAAGCCAATGGCAACCATGCCAATGGCGAGTGCTGTGTGTGTCGGGTGATCTCTGATTTTATTTAGCATTGTCATCACTTCCTTCTACGGTTAAACGTTTCACTATAACTCCAAATACTTAGGATTATCAGAAAAATCAAGAGACATTGTTTGCCCATTAATCGACACGGAATGAGTAACTTCCCCAATTGGGGACCAATACACAATCATTGCTTTTGCTTTGCTGTGATATTCGAAGCAATATAGGTCTTGCATGAAGTCAGACGGGTTAGCAACCACGTTTACCTTTCTGTGAAACGTGAACCCATTCATCTTTTTGATGAAATTATAATAGGCAAACGCAAGCGGGGTTAATGAAGCATTCGGGTTCAAAAATCCATAATTGTTTGCTCCTAAAGCATATTGCAAGATGATGGGCCATCCAAGGTAGTCCAATATGAGCGTTTCTCTGATGGTATATTTGATTGCGTCTTGCATTGACCAGAGACCTTGCCAAGTATATTTTGGGTTATCAACATCACGAGAATATCCAAATTCGGTAGCAATAAGTGGCAAAGATTTTGCTCTCGGTGACAAGTCATTCAAAGAAGAGTCTCTGATTAACACTTCCGGTCTGCCATTGTTTGCGTATGATGGTACATACGGGTGAAAGCTAATAAGGTCTACGTTTGAGTCGAATATACCAAAAGAATCAGCCATCTGAATGCTATCTTTCGCCTCTTTGTAATAAGCTATTGAGCATAGCGTTGCGTAGGTTGAACCGGGGTCATTTTCTTTTACGAATGCCCCCAGCCAAATATCAAAATCAGTCCATGCTTTAATCGTTTCATCATTCTTAGACTCAGGGTAGGTCGTCCAAAAGCTTCCATCGGCTTCGTTAAAAGCCTCCCAAACGATATTGTTGCCCTTGTGACTCAATACGAACTCTGACACCAATTCCTTGAACGCGGTCAGTCTTGATGGGGTGAACTGCGAATTGGTCTCTGTATTGTTTGATATAGGAGTTTCACCGTGGAATGAGATCAAAAGGGAGAATCCCCGTTTTTTTGCTTCTGATATAGCAAAATCATAGGTTGCGAAGTCACCAATCCCAGAATCAAGGGCGTCATTCTTAATGTACACATTCATTCGCATGTAGCTGAGGCCAATTGCTTTGGCTGCATCGAGCTGTTTAATCACATTGCCATCATAGGTCCATATCATGGTGCCAAGCTTATCAACAAGGGGCCTTCTTCTAGATACGTTGCTCGCGTTGCTGAACATTTTTTATCTCCTTATCCAACGTCAAATTCATGGGAAATGACGATTGAGACAGTTGAAGGGTAGTTTGTAGCAGTGTCCCCTGCATTAGAAAAGGCATCAAAGTAGATTCCATACTGACCACCATTTGGTTGAAGGTCACGAAGGACGAATTTTACCCTGCCGCTAGTTAAGTCTGTTGGAAATATGCGCTGTGGGATACCAATTGAACCGGATACTGAAGATGGGAATCCTAACACCATGGATTCAGGGGTACCCCAAGTAGCAGATAGAAGCTCATTTTTAATTACGACATCTGAATATATGGTGATCGTTTTGCGTGTGCCAAGTGTTACAATCCTATACTTTGATGACGCTGAAGCCACGTTTTCGCCAATAATTAATCCGTCTGTTAGCCAACCTGTATCTGAAAATGGGATAATGTCCCCATTTATATTCTGGAAATTCTGATTGATAACATTTTGCCAATCAGATTGTCCCTTGTTTAATAAAGTAATGTCGCTCATAATATTATCTCCTTATATTTTGAATACAGAGTCAATGTCAAGTGTTTTGATTGTCATATTGCTTATTTGAATAGCAAGATTTGATTGTCCTGATGTCAGATAGAGCTGGTTGCCGTTGATGGCATAGCTTGGGCTCTCCATTTGATAACCTGGAATCAGTTTCTTAACATCAGTAATATCAACAAAAACGTCTGCTATTGATGATGTTCGATATACTATCCTGACATTCAATTCATACAAGGATGTTCCGCCAGCAATGTCAATAGGACTTTGTTGAGCAACGCCGGCACCATACTGATAGATCATGCACTTGATGTCTGGATAGAAGTTATCTTGATTTAAAAAAGTGACGCTGCCAAGGTGAACTTCAGATCGGATTGGCTCAAGATGATTCAAGCGCTCTTTCAAACTGACGTACGTATTTCCATCATCATCTGATCTTGCTTCAATTAATTCACTAAGTATCTTTCCCCCTGGATCAATATTCTTGAGAATATCTTTATTCGCATTAACAAAATCTGCCCAAGAAGAATGAGCATCATTAACCCACTGGTTATATTGATTGATGATTTCGTTGAGATTGGAGATCCAATCCTTGGCACTTTCTTTAGTCATGTCTGCGGCTGGGTAAACAGCGAACATGATGTCGAAAGTCGACTGATTCCCGTTTGAATCAGTGAATGAGAAATAAGCAATCTTGATTTTCCCTGGAACTGATCCAAGTTGGCTTGGTACTTGATACGTAAATTTGCCACCAGATGCATCTACAATTGAAAATCCAGTCGTATCTGATACGACTGCCTTACCGTCAGCGGTGTTTGCCATGAACGATGGCGTTAGCCCACTAATTGACACCGGGGTACCATTGTCCATCAGTGTGGCATCAATTACCACGGCGCCGGTTTTGTCTCCCTGACGCAAATATATAGGCTCAGGAGCGATGGCATTTTTTGTGTCAAGAGTTACTTTGTATGTTCTGATTGCCATTTGGTATCAGTCCCTCCATTTTTTCTAAATCTTCATAGGTGTCTTTTGTATCAACGAGGCGCTGATCCTCAAATCCTCGGCGCTTGCCTTTGAGTTCCCAACCAAACGATGAATTAGGACTGTCTGACGAAACGATGAAGTAGTCATTGCCACGTTCAGAAACCCAGAAGTGCGCATCACTGTAAGCAGTCAAGAAAACTTGGTAAGGCTTGTCTGTATTAATCAAATCAAAAACGAGCGGATCAATGTCAACTCGCACTGTTTTGCCATTGCCCGTTTTACTCTCGCCAATATCGCCTACATAGTTTTCTGCCAACTCATATGCAGGAGTAGCACGAATGCCGTCACGGGTGACCTGAACAGCGTTTTTAGAGCCATTGTATACATTGAAATTTCCCCACACATCAGTCTCAGAACTCGTGACGGTTAGATGTGTATTCACAACCCCAGTTGACGTGTCGGTTGCCCCGATGTTGACCTTTTCCGGAGAGGAAAGCCACAGCTTGTTTTCGGCAGTAATGAATTTCGAGCCCCCGCCAGCGAAGTTAAGGTCGGAATCTATCTTAGCGTTAATCTGAACCAGCGGCTTACTTTGCGTCGAGGTCGTGGGAACGGTGATAACGCCGACACTTTTACCGTTCCCGTCCGTTTGTGCCAACCTGAGCGTGTTACCGTCATGGTTATTGATGTCAGTACCGGTTACCATTTGGTTAATACCGCCGATTAGTTGACTACCCTTGTACAGCTCCATAGCTCCACCTTTTAGGCGAATCATGTAGTGGCTTACTGGGTCTTCTGTTTCGTAGGTGATACCAGAAATGAGGTTGCCGAATAGCCGATCAGCAACGACACCATCAGCAGTGACAGCGCTTTTGAATGTTTGACCACCATCAGTAGACACGCCCAGACCAGCACTATTGAGAATCACAACTTTGTTTGAGTCCGACTTGTCAACAGCGATTATTCCTTGGTCGGTGAACCTAAGCTCTGTTCGTGCCGCGAGAAGACTATTGGTAGCCAGCTGCACCTGTGATGTTAGCCATTCATTAGGCACTGGTATTTTACCGGCAGCTACGTTAGACAATGTTGATTGTGATGTCTTCTGCTGTTCGGAAAATGACAGGCTACCACATTCAACTTCCGTTTTGGTTCGTGTACCGCGAATATCGTAATCACTGGTTACTTTGATGATCCGAACCTTGTCACTGAAGTTAAGGTTCTCATCAATCACCGTAATGTAGTCACCGGGGTTTGCCATCGAGTATTTGTAGCCGACAGATTGCAAGTCAACAAGATTAAGGGTGAGCGAGATCGCCCAGCTCTTATCAACTTTATCCTTCACAGCAGCAAGCAAATTGTCGGCAATTGTATAGCGCTCATCAGCAACAGGGACAGCTTCAATGGCGCCAAACTTCGGATAGTAGTAATCATATAGTGGTGACTTGTATTCAACCTCTAGACGCTTGCTTGTGGTGTCATCAGGGTTGCTGTATGCACCATATCCACGTCCATAGGTAGCAAAATTCGTATTGTCGGTCTGAATCTCTGCTGTGTCAAGATTAAACTTCTTGCGAACAATGGTAGATAGATCGGATCCCATTGCTGGCACGACATGAACTACTTTTCCATCGACATAGAACTCAACGTTTGCTTGATCGATGATGTCATTGAACAGCGATAGGCGGTCGCTCATACCCCAGTCTTGCTTTTCAAAAGCCGCAACCGAGGCTGTGTTGTCGTAAGTGTAACCCGTACCAGCAAACAAAGCGTCAAGATAGCTGGCGAACGGGTGCGAGCCGTTCCATTTCTCATAAAAGCCAGTCTTGCTCATCTTGTAAAAGAATGACTGAACCGCGCTAAAAGCAACCGTATTCTCTTTGTCATTCTTCGTGTACGTGACAACAACGTATTCTTCATCAAGGAATGATAGTGTCCAGCCTTTTGCAATGTTTGCCTTGACATCTTGGCCAAAGTAAATCGTCCCAGACAGTGACTTCTCACCATTCACCGCATCGGTTTTTTCAATCTCGCACTGGGCTTGATATTCATTATTCTCAACGTCTGTGAATGTAATCAATAATCACGCCTCCTATGCGTACAGATTTTGGAAACCAAGAATTCGGACTGTGCCCGGTACATTACAAGTGATTCGGTTCGGCTTATCTGGTTGTAAAACAAAATAGGCCTTGTTTGTCTTGCTGACGATACTCAGTCCGTTCTGTGTATAACTGAATCCATTCAGTAAAAACACGTCACCAGCGGCCACGGCATTGCTAGAAGTCAGCTCAGTATCATCGATCATGAATGACAATGAAGATGCCGAACCAGTTGCAGTGAATTGGACAGTGAACCCTTGTTCAAGCTGATTGCATGGGACAGTACCTCGATATGGAACGTTTCCGACAATGTCAATATCATTCGGTGGTGTTTCACCGTAAGGCAACTTCATCGTCTTGAATTCAGCCGTCAGCTTGTATAGCAGTGTCCCATTGACGTTGCCAACAAGCTCCATCTCAGGTGCTTCCGTGTAGACGAGAAAGCGCTTGTGAGATGGATAGTTGCTCAGCTTATCGTAGTAGTCTCCAGACGTCTGGCCCGGTCGTTCCATGGCCACACTGGGCGTTGTTTTAAGCTGGGTGATGTAATACCCGTCAGGATCAGAAAGTAGCGCATACAGCTTCTCACGAAGCGTTTCTTCTTCATCCATGTCGTCCGCACGGTAGTAACCGGTAACGTTAATTGTCTTATCTGTGTGCCAACCACCAAAGTCGATGCTACCGTTGCGCTGGTTAAGTTGCTTGCTGTTTCGAGTGACCGATGGTGCTGACTCCTCGAAATCAGTTATCAGTACCTTATATTGGCTCAGGTAGTATCGGCTACCATCAAGCTTTTCAACTAATAGGTCCATATACTACCCTCCAATCGGCCTAAAGTAACTGCTAACGGCTGCGTCATTAGCGTCTACTTCCTTGACCATGCTATTAATACCGTTCTTATCAACGTTGTTTTGGACGTAAATATTCGGCGTGATTCGTTCGCTTGCATCAATTGACTGCGTAACATCGCCCGAACTGAATTGCGTACCGGCCATGGACAAGTTGCTGATATTAGCCGACATGTTGTCAGAAATATCGCTTGCCATACCGGAAACCGTCTTCTGAACAGCTCCGAACGACTTTTGCAGTCCTTGATTCAAGCCACCCATGATCGCATTACCAGCAGGGATTAAGAGACGCGCATCATAACGAATTGGGCCTTTGTGTTTGGCAATCCATGAAGCGATGCCACCAACAAAGTTCTGAACGGCTCCCCAAGCGGCCTTCAGGCCACCTAGTAAACCATTCATGATAGCTTTGCCGGCTCCACTTAGCAGACTACCGGCATTGCTGAATAGACCTGTAATGCCATGGATGCCACTGCTTACGAATCCTTTTGCACTACTCATTGCACCGCTTATCGTGCTAACAATTCCGTGGAAGATGCTACTTACAACTGATCCTAGGCTTTGCAACCCTGATGCAAGTATTTTGATTGCTCCTCCGACAAGCGCGATACCAGCAGCGAGAACAACAAGACCTGCGCCTCCGACAACCCCGCCTGCACCTAATACAACGAGAGCAGCGCCAGCCAAGGCACCACCAGCAGCCAGAGCAACCAAAGCAACACCATATGCCAGAGCAGCAACTGCACCGGCCGCATCAGCAACTGCATTGGCAGCACCAGCGGCAGCTGCAACTAGTAATGCAGCACCAGCAGCGGCTCCAGAAGCAGCCACCAAAGCTAGTCCCGCTCCAAGAAGCAGACTAGCAGCCCCTGCAAGTGCAATGCCGACTGCCAATACTGCCACTCCAGCAGCCAGAACAACAACTGCAACTCCTGCAAGCACAATGGCAGCAGCGGCAATTGCTAGTCCCGCTCCAAGTACAATAGCACCGGCACCAGCAACTAATGCGCCAGCACCGAACACAATAAGTGCTCCGCCTAATGCCAGAATGCCGACAGCGGCAGAAGTACCATAGGTTGCAATTGTCGGCAGTTGAGTAGCCAATAACGCAAGCCCAGCGGTTGCTAATGCAATCCCCGCACCGACAAGTAAGACAGCTGCACCAAACGCCAACATGCCGACAGCGCCAGCAGTCAATGCAGGTGCGACAACAGCGAAGATCAATGCAAGGCCACCGATGGCAACACCAATGGCCAGCACAAGCGTTGTTGCATTGCCGCCTGCTTTCTGGAAGTTAGTTAATGCGGTAACCAATAGAGCGATACCAACTGATGCCATCAGAACCGCTGCACCCATGGCCAATAGTCCGGTTGCATTTGCAGTTAGTGTTGGTGCTACCAGTTTCAAAACGGCCAGAATGACAACAATCGAAGCTGTCATCGCTGCCAACGCTACAAGACCAGCAGTACCTGTCTTAGCTAAAGCGGCAACACCGAACGCTAATGCGGCAAATCCGGCTGCTGCTAATCCAATGCCAAGACCAGCACCGGCGGCTTTTGCGCCCATTGCAGCAATCTGACCAGCAGATGCACTCATAGGTTTTGACATGCCAGAAGAAGCACCGGTCAATGCTTTAATAGCCTTAACTGGAGCTGTAATTGCTGTTACAAGTTTTCCAATGCCAGTGGTCAACAACCCGAACACAATCAGCACACCTGCAATCACTGGTGACCATGCAATCAATCCTTTGACAAAGCCGGCCATTGGGCTTTTGGACTTGTTAAGCCACGTTGCAAAATCACCCAATGCGTTAGCCACTGATTGAATTTGTGGTGCGATCGTGCCAATGCTCGTTTTGATGACAGCATCGAATGCATCTTCCATCTGAGCAAGTGACTGACCAACGTTTTTTGTCATGTTGTTGGAGTTGTCAGACAGATATTTGTTTGCGGCTTTGGATGAACTGCTGACTTTGCCAAGAGAATCAGAATAGGCATCCCAACCGGATTTGCCGCTTTTGGTTTTCTTCTCTGTCTGGATCAGAAGCGGCAGCATTGCTTTAGCACCAGCGGCACCATACAGATTGGTCAGAGCCGCAACCTTTTGAGACTGACTCATGCCATCAGTCGCTTTGGCTACTTCTTTAAGAATTTGTGGGAATGGCTTGAATTTCCCTTGGGCATCTGTGTAAGTGATGCCCAATTCTTGCATTTCGCCGGCAGCTACCTTCGATGGGCGAGCCATTAACGTTAAAGCATGAGCTAAATCTTGGGAACCTTGGGCAGCGCCTAGTCCAGCATTACTCATCAGCCCAATGGCAGTTGATGTGTCTTTGATACCAATGCCCAATGTGGCTGCAGTTGACCCAACGTTAGCAAATGCTTGTCCCATGTCTTCGACTTCGGCATTGGACATGTTAGCATTTAAGGCCAAGATAGCTGAATCTTTAGCAGCATTTTTAGCGCCTCCACCCCAAATGTTCATGGCTTGCTGTACGGTGGTAGCAGTGCCGGCCAAATCAGCACCGGCGACAGCAGAAGCCTTGGCAATAGCCGGAAACTCAGTCTTTAAGTCCTTGATTGAGGCACCGTTACGAGCCATTTCAATCATGGCATTGCCGGCGTCTTCAGCACTGATAGGCAGTGTTTTACCCAAAGAGAGTGCTTCTGCCTCAAGGTCTTTCATGTCGCCTTTTAACGACTGGTTACTGGAACCGGCAATAACGGCCGCTTTGTTAATTGATTCTTGGAAAGTGCCATAGCTTTTGATAGCCCCGGCTGCCATAGCGCCTACAGCAACCCCCGCAATCGTGCTCGCTTTACCAATGCTTGCCATAGCTCCACCGACTCGTTGGCCTGCATTAGAAGCAGCGTCAGTGCCAGCTTTTACTGAGGTCGCTAGGCTTCCCATTGCCGCTTGAAATGGTGCGATGTTTGCTGTGAATGTTGCGACGACGTTTGCCATTAGCTACCACCTCCAAATGTGGCATTGAGTTTCTTGATCATTTCTACATCAGGCTTTCTTTCTCGATTGCCATTACGTTTGAGTATCTTTTGCTCGGCTTTGTCAATATTCTTATAGCCGGTCTTCACTGATCGCTTAGGGTTCTTCGCGTTCTGGATATTGGCAATATTGACGGCAAGCTCCATTAGATCTCGGCGCATATCGACATCACGCAAAAAAGACCCTTCCAACATCGAACGGGCTTCCCACATGTACAAACCGAATGGCATATCGGGATCATATATCCCGTGACGGGCAAAGTCAGTTAAGAGAGACTCTTCTTCATTGCGTCCAGGGTATCCTTGGTCGCTGCTTCTTGAATCTTCTCTTCGGCTGTCTTGTTCTTCTTGTCCGTCAATGCTTTCCCGTATTTTTCGGTCAAGTTCAGCCAACGTTGTGCTGCGTGTTTGAAAAAACCAGACTCATGAAGCTCCTGCTCAACTTCTTTGAAGAGTTCTTCGGACTTGCCGTCTTCTTCGGCCTTGTCGAGTGCGTCCATAATGTCATCATCTGTGTATGACTTTGGCAGCAGCACACGCAGGGCTTTGAATAATGCCATATCATCATCAGTAACGAAAGCGAGCCAGATTGAGCTTGCACCATCATTGGCACCTTCCGCAGAGCTGTACAGCTTATTGGCACGGAACAGCGCACGGAAATTGAACTTGGCTTCTACTGGTTGACCTTTTACTTGAATTTCTAACATGAATATCCTCCTAGATCGTCGTCTCAGATCGGCCGCAGCCTACTCGTCTCTGTGTGCGATTAATTAAGCGTGTGAAGTGGTGGTAGTAGTTGATGCTGCCGTGGTAGTCGTTGTGGTAGCATTGCCATCTGCAAACTCGCCTGCTTTTTCGCCTGGGCGTTCGAATGCATAGAGCTGATCGAGCATTGCAACTTGTTCATCAGAAAGTGGGAACGTGCCCGGTGTGCCATCTTCGTTCTTGTCAGCAAGCTTGCCGATGATGTTCAAAGTAAAGTCAATCTCGGAGAAGCTGTCTTCATCTGAGATGTCGGCACTGTCAACAACACCATAACCAAACATTGCTGGATAAGCCTTGTGGTCGCCTTCTACAACGGCCAGACGTTCATCGACAATGACACGCCATACCTTAACCTGACGGCCTTCATGCTTGGCATCAATGATGATTTCGTGTGCTTTGTCGCCCGGAACCATGTAAGTTGTCAGCTCAATGCTGTCCTCGTTGGTGGATGGGGCAATGATACGGCCCATCTTGGTTTGTTCATCAAGAGAATCACCTTCAATGCTTGTATCGCCAGATTCTTGGTGAGCTGGCAAGATTGCAGGGCTGCCAATTGGTGCCACCTTAGGATCTGTCGATTGAATAAAGTACCAAACATCTTTACCACGATATGGGGTATCTTTTACGAACTGGACACCGTTGTTTACTGGTTCTGCCATAATTAATAATCTCCTTCTAAAGTAATGAGAAGCATGCAGCGGCGTAATGGTGTGCTCTCGCCCATGCTTGTGTCGATTGAATTAGATGCCGTTAATGACTGCCATCGTGTCACCTTGCTAAGCGACCATTTGACTTTGCGAACGAAGTCTTCCCATTCAGCCGGTGGTGTGCCGATGCTGTCGTATATGTCGATCTGCTGCTCAACACTGGATAGCGTGCCAGTCTTAGATGACATGTCAGCATCAACGTGAACATTCACAAAGACAAGCGGCAATGCGCTTTTAGCATCTGGCTGAACGAATACAGGATTGAGCCCGTCAGCAGTCAACTGCGTTTGCACATCTTCGTACCATTCAGAGAGTGTCATTTGAACGTGGCCGCCTCCTTTAGCTTGTCCATTGTCGTTTTAATGAAAAACGATTGTGCTGCTGAAACCGCAGGACGGATGAATGGCTCTGCCGCCATTTTGTACGTGCCAAATTCAACAAAGGAGGAATAGTCAGCTTTTGCATTGACAGTTCCGGTGACAGACGTAGCTGTCTTTTTGACTGGTTCAACGCTGATGTTGTTTGCCATGTATCCCGTTCTTTTTGGTGCAACTTGCTTCGCTGTTGCTTGAACCTGACCGGTGGTTGTTTTCATTGCTGAGGCAGCGGCTTCAATAGTCGCTTCCGCTGTCGTGCCTAGTTCTTCCATCAATTTATCGAGGCCTGACCATGTGACATTGGTATTAGTCATTGCTTGCACCTCCAGACACGATGAATACGGTTGACTTGCGGTTAACGAACGTCTTGTTTATCGTCCATTTGACACCGTCAAGCTCAATTTCATTCACAGGCTTTACTGGGTTCTTGACGTGTACTTCATAGGCCATAGTGTTCACCAGTCCGTAAACAGATAATTCTTGCGCACTGGTGATTGGGATTGTCAGGCAAGTGACCGTCTCGCGCGTCTCTGTTGGCCTATCATGCAACGGATCGGCCGGTGGTGACTTTCTAATGAGTGTGATTCGATTGTTGTATCTCATACGAACCTCACCCCCGGTCGGCGGCTTTGCGATGACTCGCGGTAGACATCGAGAGCATCGGCATACTTAGACAAATCTATTGCTTCCCATGTGTTAGATACGTTGCCCTCGGTGCCACTTTGCTTGCCTTCATCACCAATACGGTTATACATCTTAACCACAATGTCCTTGATTACCCATGCAACTGCATCTGGCACAGTCTGATTGACAATGCCATCTTGGTTGATATACGTCAGTACACGCGCTGTGGCGTCATCAATCAAATCATTCAACAAGTTATCTTGCAACGTATCAGTCAAACCGATGCGAAGCTTCACACTTGCCAAAATCTTTGCGTTTATATCTGAATCAGCCATCATTTCACCGCCTTTACTGCTTGCACGTACTTGTATGAGCACTTCGACTTGTCAACGAAGCTCAAATCATCTTCAAATGGCGTTCGATTGACATACTGTCCCTTGAAGAACAAGCGTTTGTCATTCACAGTCACACCGGCATTGTGCATGATCTTAGTTTCATTCCATCGCTCGACTGGATCGGTAGCCCAACAGAAGTCGAGTTCATCACTGATGACCGGTCCGATATTGAAGTACATCATGTTCCAAAGTTGCGCCCACATTTCTGCAGTCCATTTTTGGATATTGCTGTCGACCGTTTGCAAGTATTGCCACAGTCGGTTGCTGTCGACGTACACCTTCCGCCAGTACTCAGCCGAAGGGTGGCTGATAATCCACTGAGCACCACCAGAATTACGGTTGATTGTCTCGAGCGAGGCTACCGTAACCCCGACAATATCAGCCATGCGCTTCAGGATTTCTTCTCCGTGTTCACACTGCTTGATATAGTCAACGCTGATATAGCTGAGAGTATTGCTACACAACCAGCGATCAGGCTTTGCTTTCAGCTTGCGGAAGTCTGGCCGTTTACGGAAGATGACGTCACTATCAAAGTAAAAATAGTCCTCGTTCTCACGTTCGGGGTCTTCAGCGAGATATTGCCACCAAAGCCAAGGCTTCACAGATGGGATATATTGCTTGTCTGAACGCTTGTCGGTATACGTGTGTACTTCTACGCCATATTTATTAGCGAGCGTTTCTGGCACCTTAGAATCATGCATAGTGAAGAGCAAAACGACATCTTTCATGTCAAACCCGACACTTTGCAGATTGGTTAGGCAGACTTCCAACTCCCATTCGAATCTCTTAATAGCGGGTTGACACAAAATAAACTTCATTCTGTCCTCCAATCAGCCGCCCGGTTTCCCGTACTGTCCTATTTCGATAGGCGACGTAGATCAATCAATTAAGCGTGTGAAGTGGTCGTTGTGGTAGATGGTGCCGCAGTTGAAGTCGTGGTAGTTGCTGACGTCCCGGCAGTGAAGATTGCCTTCTTGTTGTCATCGCTGATCCACTGGCCTGCCTTACCAGCACCTTGCAAAGCAACACCCGCGAAGTTCTCGGATTGAATCGTCCGAACAACGTTGATACCGGTGAATGCACGACCGATGTTGTCAGGTGCGAAGATGATGGCCTTACCAGCCATGTAACGGGTAGGCGTCTTGGTAATAACAATGTCACGGAAACGCAGAATGCCATTTTCATCAATATTTACGGCGGAACCCTTGTAGCTGGTTACCAACTGGTGGTCGATGATTGCGTTGTAAACTTCGGCGGTAACATATGCGCGCACTGGAACAACGACTTCCAAATCGGTGTAGCGTTCGGACGCCACTTCGAATACCTTGTTGACATCATCAACCGCACCAAGATCAGCCGCAGCGCTATCAACCAAGTAAGCGCCCAGCTTGCCGTTGAACAGCCGTGTCTTAGCCTGTGCTTGCAAGTTCAGGCGATCAGCCACAGCAGCGTTCAGATCGTTGTTGACGGTGAATTGATCGATGCCCTCGTTGAAGCTCCAATTGAAGTCGTACGGTACATCAATGTCGCTGTATACGATCTCTTTCATTGGCCCGAAGCGGTTAGAGTTGCTGGTGCCACTACCGAATGCCACGTTAGGATCAGTGTTGTAGGTTCCCACGGCTACCGGCACGTCATTTGCCTTGACGCTGAACGCGATCGCGTTGTTTTGAATGCCGTCGATTGCTTGCAGTGCACCAAACGTTGGGGTGAACGTGCTTTGAACACCGAAGACGGTTTGCATCAAGCCAATAAACTGTTTCTGATAAAGACGTACTGGTAAATTGTTGTTTTCTGTAGCCATGATTAGCTACCTCCTATTTCTTTTTGTATTGTGCCATGATTTTCTTGAATGGATCGTCAGGGCCATCAAGGGCAGAAGCACCATTTTTAGGCGGGTCAGTTTGCAACTTTGCTTCCACCTGCTTGTTGACCGTTTCTTGAATAGACTTCTCAAGTGTTTCGACAGTCGCCTTGATCTTATCGGCATCACCTAAAGCAACCAGCGAATCGGCCAGCTGACCAGGCAATCCTTTATCGACCAACAGTGACTTGGTGCTTGCAGATAATTCACGCTGATTCAGTTCAGCTTCACGCTTGTCTAAGGCCGCTTGACGTTGTTTCTCTAGTTCTCGTGCCTTCTCATCAGCTGACATCTTAGCAAGCCGAGCGCCTTCACTCTTTGCGTCTTCAAGTGCCTTAGCCTGCTCCTCTTGCCATTTTGCCTTAGCTTTCTCAAGCGCCTTAGCTACACGCTTATCAGCCTCGCTGTCAAGCTGAGCCTGCGTATATGTGGTTGGTGCCTGACTGGTGGTTTCAGTTGTCTCGACTTCTTCTTGAGTTTGTGTATCTTCTGCCATGATGGTTCCTCCTGTTTAGCCCAAAACAAATAGACGTGCCAAATGATCCCAGCCACGCCATAAGACCCAGCCACGATCACACGTCTATCACTTCACGCTATTATTTTTGAGTAGTTTAGGGACTTGCTCGGGTCACGTTGCTATTCGTCTACTTCATCACCGGTATCATAAGCGGCCCATGAGCAAAGGCAGTTGGGATGAGCAGGTATCATACCCTCAGCTTGTTTCAGCGTGTAAACTTCTCCGCTGTGTTGCAAGCAGATGTCACATGCTCCTGAGTTGATGACCCAAATAACCTTTTTGTATCCGGCCTCACGAGCGTTCACAATGCTTTGGTGTGCCATGACGCGATCACTCTCGGTTCGAATGATACGGTCTGACTGATACTTCATGACACCGAACTTCTTACGAAGTGCTGGGCTTTGCGTGATTGGGTTGCTATGTGTCAGCAGTGCATTCTTCATCATCTTTTTGAGATCACTGCGCAAGGCGTCTTGATTTGACCATATGCGGTCGCTCCATGTCGCACCATCGAACAGCTTATCGACTACCGATAAATCAGCTTTAATGTGTTTTCCGTAAATTGATGAGCCAAGTTTGGCCGTCTGCTTTGCCAAATCACCAAGAGCGGTACCGATATAATCGGCAACCTTAATGGCTACCGCTGTTGCGTAAACATAGGCCGCATATGACAGCAGTTCATCGTTGTTGGCAACTGATTTCTGCTTAACACCGGCCTCTCGTGCGTCTCTGTCGACTTGCTCTTTCAACTCAGGGTCATAATACCGTGAGTCATCAGCGTGCGTGTAGTCTTCGTGCTTCTCGTTGAATGCATACCAGAAGGCCATGAATGCCGCGGTGTATTTGGCAACGTCACTCGCTATCTGGCGGTGTTGCTTGTCCTGTTTGTCCGCGAACGCTTTGATCCGTTCCTTCGGTGTTTTCGTCATTGTTCGTCAAATCCTCACTGTAATCACTGTCTGCTCGTTGCTTGGCAATCATGTCAGTAATCTCTTGCGGGTCAGTGACACCGGGTGCGAATCTGTAAAGATATTCTTGTGGCAACGTCGCACCAGCGGCAAAGAGTGCTTGAATCTGCGTGATGTCATCTGTTGGTAGATTGTCGCGGAACGTGAACTGAATCGTATTAGGATCCGTTTTCATGCCGCCTGACACGCTTTGATCGAGTGCATATATGATTGAGTATCGTTGGTACAGTGATTTCTCAAACATGCGTCGCTTGATTGCTGCTAATTCGACAGTACCAAGCAGCTTGTACTTCATCGCAACACCAGACACGTTAGACGCAAAGTTACTGTCGGTTAGGTCTGGTGTGTGGCTGAACTTGTGAATGTCATCGGCAATGCGTTTCTTGTATGCCTCGGTGCCGCTGACGTCATACGCCTTATTGATATACTTTGCGTCAACGCTCGTCTGCTGACCGGTTGCTGTCATTCGAGACTTGAGCAACAGCATGTTGGCGTCTTTCTGTTCTTTGATAAGCTCTAGTTTGTCCTGTGCGAGCTTTTTCATCGCCTCAGGATCGTTAGGGTCAACACCACTCATAAGCGTGCTACCGTTGAATAAAGCGTCAATATCACCGCTGATGACTAACAACGCATCATTCAGGTCAGTCATGTAGTTAGCAGTGTCAGACTGTGCTGAATCGTACAGGTCAATCAGTGAGATCACGTGCTCGAAGTCACCAGTGCGGAAACGGTTGTTGTCATACTCGACAACTGGAAATACACGAATGATCTCGCTGCGATCCAAATACATTGCACCACCAACCGTGGTCGGCTTGTAAACGTCATGTTCTGTCGCGGTCCACGTTTCGGGGATGATGTTGATAATTGTCTTGTTGTTATCGTCAACTAATTCAACTGAATGGTACCGAACAGCCATGATTGGCTGCGGATCAACATCAAGCGAGTAGATGACGAACGTATCAAGCGGATCTAAGCGCACGCAATGCTCGATTGAGTCACTACCGTAATAAACATACTCATATGCACGTCCATATCGCGTCATGTCCAGGAACAGATCATAGTTGAGCGCGTCCAGGTCGTTCACGCGTGTAATCTGATCAAGCCGCTGGTCATCATCTTCAAGCTTCACATTCACCGGATTACCAACAGAATAGGCTGTTTGGAAATCAGCAATGTACTTACCGAATGAATGAACAGCTCGGTGGTCTGACTTGCCGGTTTCAATGCGCCGTGACTGTGGTTGTAGAATGCCTTCATTTTGACCCTTGTAGTATCGGTCGAGCTTCTTCAGCCGTGGAAGCTGATACTCGTGATGGTGGAAGATGAACTTCATAATCCGGTCCGGAGTGAGGTTCGTAATGTCTTCTTGATACAGTAAGTTTGATTCTTCAAATGGGTCCATCATGTCACCCCAATCCTAGATTTTTGATTGTCTGAATACGTTCTTGGTTGCTCATATAATGGCCGGCAGTTCTGAACATGAACGGCTCCATCGCATACCGTAATGCATCAATCGCGTGGTTATTCGCATCGACTGGCGTGTTCGTCCAGTTGTCGAATTTGTCTTTTGAATAAACGTAGGTGTTGAATTCTTCCAGTAGCCCCTTGACACGGGGGTGAACAACAAAATGGTAAGACTGCATATACTGAATACCCTGTGAGACGCTGTCTTTGCCCTTGCCAGCGCCTACAATGTTCGGCACACCATATACACCGGAAAGCTCGGATATGAGCCTCTGCTCGGCACTGTCAGCCGTTATCTGCAAGCCGTAACCCTTATGCTGACCAATGGCCTCAGCAATCTGCTGTGTTAGCATTCCCTGCTGGTAGAACTCATCGTAGATATACACGACACGGTTCTGCTGATCGATTGCCATAAACTCACCTGCTGTCGGGTCATGTTTGAACCCGAAGTCGAGGCCAACCGCTTTTGGCAACGTGGCTATCTCTTCCATACTGAAGTCACGCTGCTCGAACAGTCCATCAAACACAAGTCCTTCTGCAATGCCCCAGTCACCATACACGGCAACACGAGCACGGTTAGGATTGCGCTTGATCATGTCTTTTAGGCTTGCAATGTAATCATCGTCCAGATATGGGTTGTCCTTGTATGTGGTCGTGAAAGATTTCGAACGTGGGTTCTTTGTGCCTTCATCAAAAAACTCACGCTTAAGCCAATGCTGATCACTCCACGGGTTAAATGTGATGATCGACTGGTAATAGCCATCAGGATCACTGATCTCACCACGCATAGTTTCTTCAACGGTCTTGAATGCGTCCAGTGACTTAAGCTCATACGCCTCTTCCCACCATGCACGAGCAAGCACACCAGTTGTTGGCTGCAATGAAGTAACGGCCAGTGGCTTATCCATGCCACGAAAAAACACCTTCTGGCCTGTCGGCTTAAAGGTGATTTCTAATGGTGACAGCGTGAACTTGAACAGGTCGTAAACGCCCAGCCTGAATGCTGCTTGTTGGATAGTTGAATATGTCGAATCCTTGTTCGTATATGCGTATTGGCGAAGTACAATCCAATTGACGTAAGGGTGCATGATAATCTGCATTAGCACGTCTTCTGCCACCGAAAAGGACTTACGCGAGCCACGGCTGCCCTTGTACACAAGGTAGCGTGTTCTGTCATTGTACAGTGGTGCATAGGCTTTGGGGACGATTGAATCCAGATCAATATTAATCTGCACTGTCATCGCCTCCGCCTTGCTGAATTGGCTTGATGTTGATTGTGATGTTGCTCGTGTCTTCGCTCGTTTCGCGCTTGGCCTTGGCTTCCATGATGTCAGCCTCAGCTTTAGACTTGCGAACATCGGCCTTAGTTTTCTCAATATCAGTAATAATCTTCGTTAGCTGAGCATTGAGCAGCTCATCATTACCAGGGTAACGCTTTAACAATTCGCGTCCTGCTGCCATGCGGTCTTTGATGCTTGGATCGTTTTCGACAGACTCTGCGCCATCCGGAGTGCTAACTATAATTGTCTCTTTTGCCTCTCCACGAAGTACTGTGGTGAAGTATTTAAGTACCTCAGCAGCCTTGGCAATTTTGTCAGACTCGATGCGTTTCATGCGTTCATCGATGGCAGCTTTAATGTTAGGTTTTGTAAGGTTTTCTGCACCGACAAATCTAGCCGTTCTTTTGCTGTATCCTGCTTCTAGTGCCGCTTTGGTAGCATTGCTATCAGCAATATAAGAATCAACGAACTTCTTCTGTTTTGCTGTCAGTCGCATTACATATCACCACACCTCCCGCATTTGTACAAGCTCTTAGTCTTCCGTGTATTGTTTAATCTTGTCAACCCGCAAGTCGCACCATTCGTCATGTGTGCCGTCTGCTTTGTAGATTGTTACGACTGGCATTGAACGATAGCCTAGCTTGCGAAATCGCTCGTAGTCGTCCGCGTCTGCTGTGATTGTTTGCACCGGCATGACTCGTGACAGTTTTAATACTGTTCGCCGGCACTTTTGACAGCGCGGCTTCGTGTAGATAAATGCTTGCATGTGTTTTTCTTCTCTCGATAGTTTCTCAATGATTGCTTGCTCTGTATTGCATACGTAGCCGTATCCGACTCGCTTCATCGCATTAGACATAGTAGATCGCCCTCGTATCATGATCGCTGTATTCGACCAGCTCAAACGTTTTGTGAGCAACCACGCCAATGTCATCAGTCCAGCGGTCATTAGGTTTTCTCGTCGATACTTGACGCTGAACGAATCCGCCTAGGTCTTTGCTCATCTCTGAATGTAGATGACCCGTAAACAGTTCACGGTTCTGTGCTGTGCCTAACATTAATCCAAACTCATCTAGGTATTTTGCAAGGTAGTTGTTCTTACCTTTATCACCATGAGTGGCGCCAATGAAGTTATGGCCTAACATTGTGCCTTTGTAATGATTAAGCGATATATCCCAAGTAATGTTCGGCTGGTTGCTGTAGGCACGTTTCAATAGACGTGCGAACATATACCCAACTGACGGATCGTGGTTACCTGGCGCATACATGACCTCACACTCATTGGCGTTCTTAATGATTGCTTCTATCAGCGTCTCGAAGTATTGCTCCATTTCGTTCACAGTCTCGCCTAGGTCGGTTGTTTCGAGCTGTGTGCCCTTTGCTGTGGTCGAGTTGATATTATCCACGTGAGCTAGATCACCGCCCAGAATGAGCAATATCTTTGCGTAGTGGCCGCGTTGAATGATCTCTAGTTGCCGTTTAAGAGATTCAGCATAGACGTCGAATGTGTGACCGTTGAAATGCGTGTCAAATGCAGGAATGACTAAATAGCGATCTGATTCCACAAAAATAGGAGCCTTAGCTTGGTATGGCTCCTTGTGTGTGATGATGTCATTCATCAATGATTCATATTGTTCAGCATCGACTAGCGGTCTGATTTGTATCTTGCTCTGGAAGAGCGTTGCTTCAGGCGTCTGCTTCCAAAAATTGCTTGTGGCACGCACAAGCTCCCACTTGGTGTAATCGTACCCGTGAGCTTCCAAAACCTCTCTAGGCGTCATTTTGTGACCCCTGACAACCTTTAGAATGGTTTCACTTGATTGTGTTCCGTCTGAATCGTATTCATTCTTGACCGGCTTTTGGAACTCGATCCCAAGCCGTCTTGCTTTGCCTTGAAGCGCATCATAGCTAATCCCGAGTTTGTCTGCCGCCTCGCGTCTGGTAAAGCCTTCAGAGGCGAGCTTCCTAATGTCACCGATCTGTTCATCTGTCCATTGCATCTACTCGCCTCCTAAAATATAATGACCGTGAGCAGTTTGATGACGCTGCTCACATTCTCATGAAGAACTTCCCGAGTTCTTAAGCCCTCGGATTAGGCCCCGAAAGCTTTTTTGTTGCTTAAAAAATTTCGATGAGTTAGAATTAAATTGTTCCCAACAGATACTCATTTTCACTCCTTTGTAATACCCTTTCTTTAGGCTCTCGGCCCCCAACCGAGGGCTATTTTAGTATCTTCTATAAGGAATGTGCTAATATATATATGTGAGCAGTGGCCTTTCTCCTCCAAGTCAACCGCTGCTGCTCACACAAGTATTCCGTTTTTTCATTCTTTTGGCCCTTGGACTGGTCTCTGAGGGCTTTTTTAATCCGATTTATTGCTACATGTGTTATACTCTTTTTCGGTACCGTTGTTTCACCTCAGTAAACACCGGTAGCTAGGCCCTCAGTTAATCGCTCAGAGGGCCTTTTTGTTGCACAAAAATAGCACCTCACCGTTTGGCGGAGTGCTTTAGTAAATAAAAAGATGCCAAAGCGTCATATTAGCTCTCTTGGTTTGTAGCACTAGATTTCGAAACGGCTGCCTTAAGCATATTCCCAGCATCGGTCGGACGTTCAGCATAAATTAACTCTGAAGGATTATTGGGATTAGCGTATGGTGGATTCAGCGTTCCCGAAATAAATTCAGCTAACTTATTTGATTCTAAATCAACGATTGCCATCTGGATGCTTGTCTTCTCAATGTTAGAAAAAACTGGCACTTTGCTAAATGCGGTTGCTACCCATCCAGTATTGTCTCCCTGCACTCTACCATCTACAGCAATGAATGCTTTTGGTCCTGGAACTAACGGCCAATGGTCTGAATTCCGAAGCAGAGTTAGAGCTAGCGGAGAACTTCTGTCTATTAAATTCAAAATGCTCTTGTTCTTAGAAAAAGTGCTTCCCCAATCTTTTTCATTTGCAAGATTACCCAGATAATCAGACATAATATCCAACATATCATCATCTGATGGAGCATCTGACAGTAGGGAGACTATTTTCGAATAGATACTCAGTCCGTACGGATTTGTGAGGAGAGAACTCAACCTGTGAAGGCCCTGCTCTTGATCATCGGTCTTTTGTAGATATTCTGCCAAAAGCAAAGTCTTCTTCATGTCATCCAAACGGTCTTTTAAATGATCCCCCGTATCCACAAGATCAAGGATCAGATCTCCCCATTTGCCGTTTAAGACGTCTACCGCCAGCTGCTTTCCTTTCGACTTGGCAGTATCGACCACTGCTGACCTCACATCCTTACTATCAAGCTTTTTCTGCTCTATTCTCTTATCCAAGCTCATTTTCTCAGCATGCAAAAGATATTCTGGATGCTCAATCATGGCCCGAATTTCCGCTTTCTTGTCCATTTCGTATCACCTCACAAAAATAGTACCCCAGCGTAAACTGGAATACTACATTGAGGTGATATCTGTGCTTCATGTCTGCTGCTCGCTCGCCCATTGTCAGCTAGGGTCATCGCAAGCTGTGTCCGGTCGCTAAACTGGACAATGTGGCATGCAGGAATCGAACCCGCCTGACTATCTCAGCCAGTCCTCATTGCCACGCCTTGCCACAGCTTTATCATCACTGAGGCTCGGAGGAAAAATGCGGTGTCTCAGGTTTCTCACCTTTGGCACAATACAATCATAAGGGATTCCGTTTTTAGTTCGCCACTCATTTATCAATCAATTAGTCCTCAAATAGTCCTCATTCATCGATCATTTATTGCTCACTACTTTTTCTGGGTGTGACGCCAAAGTACCAGGCCGCTGCTAACAACGCATTTTTCTTTCTGCGTGTGTAGGTTGCTGCAGATATATCGAGAATATTCATTGCATCACCGTCTGGCGTATCTGTTTCTGGCCCATCGCAATAGCGCACCCTTAATAAACGCTGATGTGATTGTTTCGGCATTGATGCAATACAACTGTCGCACCATTCACAGAACTTACGTGCCGATTCTTGTCTTTCCAAACGCTGCTGTGCATACAGCGGACGCTGAACAGTGCTGGCAGAAGTTCCGTCTCCCCATGCACTAGTGATCTTTGGATTGACTGGCGCCTTTATGAATCCACGCTCTGCTCGGTATTTATTTAGGATATTTTCGACTGCTTCCCGATCCTTTTCATCGCTAATTGATAAAAGCTCCATCACAAGCGCCACCCCTTATGGTATAATTAAATTTGTAAAAGTTTTGGGGATAAGCGTGCCTTCGTGGTGCGCTTTTTTGATGCCTTAAACGTGCGTTCAACATGTGCGTTTGCTATACTGTCGTTGGAGGCCAACTCCTATTAGAATGATTTCATATACTTTCACTATGCATTATGGCCTCCATAGCGCGCCCTTCATCTGGCGCGCTTTTTGTTTACCTGAACTGGAAGGCAGCAAGCCACTGTTCAATCGTGGCAGCGGCCGCCTTGAAGACTGGACAAAGTGCTTTTGCAAATTCGTCCATTTTGTGCTCATGTTTCCTACGCTCATACCTAATACGTGCTCGCATTACCGCTCGATGCCGATCATTCATTTTCTTCATCTCCTTTCCCAGTTAGCCCACATCCACATTGCAGCACCTGAGATTAGCAGCATGACGGCAATCATCATTTCTGCTTATTTAACCAATGAAGGAATGCCAACAGTATTGCCGCAAGGACACCACATATGATGATCAAATTCATGTTCAGCTCTGATGGAGACATATTCCATATGCCGTTTATTATCTGTTTCATTGCCGCTCCTCCATGATTGAATCCGAAATGTCCCAAAGCGCAAACAAGATTGCTATCAGTGTCAAGCCAGTAAATGTTTTGTAAGCTCCAAAATTCATATATTTTGCAGGTAAAAATGAAGACGCCAGAGCTAATGTGAAACCAAGCCATGACATGAAACGGTAAGGCCCATATTTCATTGTTTTCCCTCCAGTAGCTCCGGATTCTCCCTGAACTTAATCTCTCGTTTCATTTCTCCGCCTCCTCATACATCACTAGCGCAAACAGCATTGGGACACCATCAGCACCACGTGTTGGCTGGAACTTAATATCAACAATGTTTTTACCTTTTATGAATTCGTTTATTTCTCTTTCAAATTCAGAGCTTGTACAGGTGTCATTCCAAATATATCTAACTTTCATCTTCGCCATCTCCTAATCGAATACCGACTACACCTGCGAATAAGTCTAGAAATTTCATGCGACCGTTCACTCCTTCACCTCCAATTTCACGATTTCTCCGGTTTCCTCCACGCGCCAGACACCTAGCAACCATGCAAGGGCAAAAGTGTCAGCATCAAAAGCTATCCACGCCAAAGCGCCTGTTACTACGGTTCGTGTGATGCCTAGGTCTCTTACCATTCCAAGAACATCAACAAGATCACGATGGTACTTCCGCAATTCTTTGATATAATCACCAACCATTTTCGGAATCATCGGCAGATCATCTGGCAAGGCGGCATCATAACGTTTCTTGTACCCATCCAGTGTTTCCCTAGGCCAACCATTGAAGAACACTTGATAGCCAGCAAGACGGTTCCAAACCGCCTCAAACACGTCCCGCTTCGTCTCATTGCTCATCGTCAGTCACCTCTAACTGTTCCTTGTTGTAATCGATGATACGTTTATAGTTGTTGTTCGCCTGCCAGGCGCAATCATACAGACCACACAGATCAAGTTTGTTGATTGCATTGTTAGCGGCATCGATGGCCTTTTGCGCAGCGTCTATGTCAGCTTTAGTCGTCATCGTCAGTCACCTCTTCTTTTTCGCAGTCTTGCAAGCTGTAATGCTCAATCTCTGCTTCGGTGAACTGAGCCAATGAATCACTTTGGGCTTTGCTATGAAGAAACCATGCTACGGTTCCGGGATGAACCGTAGATCGGTATGCTTGAGCAAAATACTCATGCTTCTTCTTATCGACAAGCACTTTGTAGACCAGATACTTCTTCTTCACGGTGAAGCCGTTGACGTAAGCATTCATCAGCAGCTCTTCGTCATCATCAGAATTACCAGTATTATCAGTAATATACTTTGCTGGCCGCGTATAATCGTGTGCACGTTCAACGATTTCGGCTTGCTCCTTGGTTAGGACTACCTTTTTAGGCTCCTCAACGAACGTGACAATGTGACCGCCATACTTTTCCGCCCATGCAAGTGCAACATCAATATTTCTTACAGCGGTTCCTACCGGACTGTTCCACCAAGGTGCCGTACGCTCAACGGTCAAGTATTCCCCATGATCGTTCTTAATAAGGTATATTTTCTCTTCGCTCATTTTTCGTCCTCCTGTTTGATTGGCACTAGCTTGTAGTCCACACCTTCGTACATGACGCCTACTACCTTGCCAGTCTTTTTGCTGATGTAGATGTCATCGAACGTTTCGTCTCCTACTTTTCATCGTCTTCTCTTCTTTCTTACCGGATAGCGCCTTATGTCACTGTTGAATGCGTGCCTGACAGTATTAGAATCTGCTATCCATACCTCATAAAGCGGCTCGTTGAAGCCGCCTATTTTGCCAATGTATCTGATTATGATCCCGAAGTCATATTTGTCGTGCTTGGCGAACATTTCTCCGGGCCTTTTGACATACACCGGTATGAATTTACTTGGTTCATGATTTCCGTATTTTTCTACTTCAAGTTTCATCGGTCAGCCCATCATTTCGCGTTGACTGACTTCACAGCCTGATCGGAATAGTCCTTGATGCTCTGTGCGTCTTTGATTGCCTGTGATAAGTCATTGTTTGCCTGTTTGGCGGCTTCTAACTGAGATGTAAGGTCATTGATTGTCTGCTGTTTAGCATCGACCTCAGCCTGTTTCTGAGCGACTACTCGCTGTCCTTCAATGATCTTTTGCTGAATCTCGGCATCTTTGCTTGCCATGTCGTTGTCGTATTGCTGTTTAAGTGCTGAATATTGTGCCTGCGCGTCAGACAACTGGTGTTTCAAATCGGACAAGCTAGATTGTGAAGCATTGATCTTCGCTGTCAGCTTGTCGATATTATTTTTGGTCTCCACGATGTTCTGGTGGCCTTGCCAAACATTGTCGGCAATGGCGGTTGCACCGGCCCCAAACATAAGCCCTGCTAAAACAGTTACTGTAAATGTCAATTTTTTATTCATGATTTTTTCTCCTTAATCGATCTCTGCGACTTCAACTCTCGGATTAGCTTTGTCAATAAAGAACCGATCTCGCAGTTCTACAATGTGATCCCAGTTGTCGTTTTCTAAAAATTCAGCCTTTTGCATGCCGTCAAAGATAAACTTGTGCTGAAACGCGATGTTGTCCGGATCTGTTCGCTTGTCATACCAGTACCAGTCGAAGCTTAGAGGTTTCCCCCATTGAAATTTAACGCCCTGATGCATCGCTTTTCTAACAGCCAACATTACCGTTTCCGTTGCTTGTTTCTTGACTTTTGCTCCGCCGAACATATTGCCTCGTTCAATTTTGATGTACTGGTTAAGAGTCATGAGGGGCAAAGGAATAATGATCCTGTTCACGCTGGCTTCACGTCCTTCAGATAATATTGACGTTGCTTGCCATCAACCATTTCAACCGTTGTGATTAGCTCTTTGGGTGCCTTGCCATCAAAAGCAACTGGCTTGTTGATGTCTTGACGTTCACCTCTGGCGTTGTATCGCTCGATCCTGATGATTCGTGCCACACCGCCAAGATCACGCACGCCCATGAATACTCGATCAGGAACCATAACCAGATCACCGACCATCATTTTTGTTTTAATTGCTTGCATTTAAAGATTCCTCCTGTAGTTTCTTGTATTATTCCTCGCTAAATATCTAACGACTCGCAATCTCTTCATGGCCGTTGTTGCGGCGCGGTAACTTGATATCAAACTCGCTTGCCACTCGTCTCACGAACGTTGTTGACTTCCCGATCCGTTTTGCAACTTCAGTCAGTGTGTCACATTGTGAGGCCGCTTCTGCAATTCCGCGCGCGTATTTGGCACGGGATTCTTTTCGCTTTTTTGAAATCTTTTCAAGGCCATTGTTGACTGAAGTCTTCAAAATGTCGCTGTCATCAATACCGGCTACCGCACGTTTTTCGACAATCGCGTGTTTAGATACAACGATCCGGTTGTTGAACTCTTGCTTTTCGATTTTTGAGAATGCTTCGCTTTTTGAGATGTCTATCATTGCTGAGTTTTCGTAGCGCTTAATCAATTCTGCTTTGAAGTCGCGCCACACTTTGTCTCCCTGTTTGTAAAACCGTACTGTTACTTGTGTCATGATTTTTCCTCTCCTTGCTTATCAGGCCTCAATTCGTCAAGGCTAACGCCTAATGCATCCGCAATTTGCATCATCATCCAAAAACTTGGCCGTTTGATTCGGCCCGACTTCAAAGCATAAATTGAGCCATTATCAGGAAATCCTGCCATATGTGCTAGTTTCCCTGCCGTTAGGCCTTTTTTATCTAATAACGTTTGAATATTCGGCCAATAAGAACCGACATTTTGTGTCGCGCTCATTTGTTCGCCCCCAATATATGGTGTTTTGTATTGCAACACATATAACTTCTTGTTATGATTAATTCAGCAAATATACGCACGATTTCCTCCAAGAATTCTGAACATTTGCTAATTCAACGAAAGGAGAGTCACTATGGGCAAAGATCAACATGTTGTTCCTGCAGATCAAGGTGGCTGGAATGTTTTAGGTGCGGGTAATTCTCGTGCAACCCTCCACACTGACACAAAAGCTGAAGCTACAGCGGCTGCTCGCCAGATTGCTAGAAACCAGAAATCTGAATTGATTATTCATAATCAAAACGGCCAAATTTCTGGTAAAGATAGCCACGGTCATGATCCGCGAAAGATTAAGGGCTAATTGGCATAAGAAGGTGTTAGCCTGATCCTGTAACCATCTGCTAGTTTCCAGCTATCCGCTGTAATCTCTGCAATGATTACAGGATTTTTTGTATCTGTTTCTACAATGACTTTCGTATAATCATGCAAATTTTTAGGATGATGAGAATCTGATTTTGGTTTGGTCATTTTGTCCTCTCTTTCTTTCCAAGTGCCTTTAACTGCTCCATCTGCTCGGCTAGTTTAGCTCTGTCTTCCTCAGATACTTTTTTATGCTTGGGCTTGTAACCATCCTGCGCCCAGATTGGTAGTTCCTCAGTCCGAACTGGCTTGCCGTAACGGCGCTGAGGCTGATTCGTTTTGCGTTCACTATCGTTTGCTTCGACAGCAGCAACCGTGAGAAGACGCTTGCTTTCCCAGTTTTTCAAGATGCCGTTGACGTACTTGTAGTTTCTGACATTGCTTTCAACCGCAGTCCGCAGCGCATTTAGGATTAGCTTCTCAGGTTCAGGCGATCCTGCTTTTCGCATGTCATCAACCCAATCAACAAGGCTTTCTCTGGTGAACGGTGACAGTTGTCCAAACCCGTTGCCTTCCCAGAAATTGCAAATATCAAGAATTGATGATGACGACGATGACGGTTCTTCAGCAGGCCTCTCTGCTGCCTTTACTGGAGCAGTAGTCTGTTGTCGTTTAGTTTTGTCTAGTTTAGTCTCGTCTTGTTTAGTGTATGTGCTACTGTGTTGCCTACTAGGTTGTAAACTACCTTGTAAACTGTGTTGCCTACTAGGTTGCCTACTGTGTTGCCTACTATTTGACACACTGTCATCATCTTGACCACTAGGTTGCCTACTATCTGACGTACTAAGTTTTCGTGAAATATCGATGACTGAGTAGGTCGTTGCCTTAACACCGTTAGTTTGAAAATCTATCAGCCCTGACTGCTTTAGCGCGTTACGGGATTTGACGATGCCCTGACGGCTTAAACCAGTCAACGTTTCAAGTGTTCGATTCGGCATATTGAATTCGCTTGGCCAGCCTAGCTGGTTACATTGGTAAACCAGCCCATGCCATAATGCTATCTGTCCTGTGCTTAGCGGATTAACGCTTTGCTGAATGTAGAACTCTCGAATTAGCTTGAATAAATCCATGCGGTGAGTCACCTCCTGCTGTTCTTAATGGGCCTCACACCCGTCCGTATGGTTACGCCATATCGTCTGATTTATTAGAAGGGAAATGGTGGCTCATCCGCATCGCTTGGAGCTGGTGGCATTCCATTGTAGGACCCGGCCTGGCGCCGATTGGTTGATGGTGGGGTTTGACGTTGTGCCTGGGTTTGTTGTGATTCAGATTGCTGGCTAGATTGCTGATGTTGCGTCGGTGCTTGAGGTTGTGGTTCCTGACTATTTTGACTGTGCAGGGTCATTGCAACCGCTTGGCGCATTGAGGCATCCTTTGCATTCTTTTCAAGCCATTCCAGGTAACTGCGGTCACTTTGGATAACTTCGCCTATGGTTCGGCCTTTATATTTTCCGAATGTAATCTTCATAGTATTAGCATCGCCATTGTTCATGGTTTCGGTAGCCTCACGCTGGTTGAAATCCTTCATATCCTCAACGTCTTGCGTGAAAACATTAGATAGTGATCCAACAGTCAATGTTGCATCAACTTGTGCACGTTTCTTAGCCATCTTCAACACCGTGTTTTGCAAAGTATACGGATCTTGGTAACTGACTCCGTCCCACGGGTCTTTTTTATGAGACTGTTTGTTAAAGTTGTTCTTCCGATACCGTGTTTCTTTTGTATTTGCGGCACCCAATCCTTGTGTAATTAGATCAGACCCATGATAGAGACTAGCTTGAACGGTATAAGCAAAGAAGCCTCGGTCAAAGTCTTCAACTTTATCCACCACTTGGTACTCACTTTTTAGGCCAAGCAACATTAAGATCTTCTCTGCTCCTGGCTTTAACAAAGTAGGTTTCTGTGTTCCAGGAATAACGCCATAATCTTGATCTTTTTTCAGTTGGCTGTTGATGAGGCTTTGGAATTGATTAATGGCAGCAATTTCCTTAGTTGCTTGGCCTTGATCTACAGACATAATCAGCCCCATTGATGAAGTTTCATTTGGCTGTCGTTCTTGAATTTCTTGCATGATTAAACCTCCTTAAGTGATTCATACTTGATTTTGTTGTCATCCATGTATCTGGCTAATGCCCACATTTGTTTTTCAGTTGCGGTAACGCGCATTGCACGTGTAAACTTCGGTTCAACAATCTCACCCGTCGTCAAATCAATATCGGTTTGTCCAGTATTTGTTTCAACAGTTGCCCGGTTTAGCTTAGCGATCGCATCAGCAGATTCTTTGATTTTGGCTTGCCGATCCTGTTCCTGCTTGCGCTTCATCGCAGCAGAATCGATCTGCAACCGAATTGCGTCAAAGCCTTGTCCCTGTTCGACCAAGGCAGTCCATCCTTCCGGGTCAAAGCCGGCTTGTTTGGCATATGCAGTTGTCGCATCACGATCTGCTTTGATTCGACGCTTCTCGTTTTGAAGCCAACCCATGCGATCACCAATCAGTTTGGTGAGCTTTGCTTTTGAGATCTTATTGAGCCACTCGTTCTCTATTTCGATATCGCTAGGAATCAGATCATAATTTGGGGCCATCTCGGAAATAAGCACAATTACTTCATTGCGGCGTTCCTCGCGTTCCTGATCTTCGATGGCTTTCACCTTGTCGTTCAGTGGACTGACTGTGTTATCAATCAATCCTGTTAACGCTTTAACCTTGGTTTCAAATTCCTTGAGAGGTGCCTCATAGTCCTTTTTAATTTCCTTGCGGCGAGAATCAACAGCTTTGCGCAAGGATCGCAATTCAGCGATAGAGTGTTTGATGTCGGTTTTTGTGTCAGGAGTAACCGCCAAACTTTCATACTTAGTAAGTCGCTCTTCTATGTGAGCCTTAAGTTCTTCAAAATTGTGAAATGTGATTTTGGGCTTCTCATAGTCCACCCGATAAGTCAGCGAATCCGCTGTTGCAATGTCATTATTCATAGTCAAATTTCCTTTCATCATTAGCGGCAACGGCAACACCGCTAAGCTCTTCCAAGATGTATTTGCGGATTTCTTTTGGGTCATCTTTGATGTTGTCACCCTCGGGGCCAACATTGGTGATGACACTTTCGCCAAAAGGAATTGGTTTTCCGTTCCAATCAAGCATGGTCATCGACCGCCTTCCGTGATAAACTTGATACATAATAATATTCGTTCAGTTCTCTATTTCCCGTAGTTGCCGCTACGGGATTTTTTTGTGCGCATTTGTTGAGCATCCGTTGACTAAGTTCGAACATCCAAAGCCAACCGCTATCTCCGTGACTCTTGTAAATCACGTTCTCGGCTTGATCATGAATGTCTTGCCAATATGCCTTCGTATCACGCATGTGCTGTCCTCCTATTCAATCCATTGCTTCCATCCGCCCACCGCCGTGGCACCGATCATGACGCCAGCCATAGCTACAAGCAGATACTTCCAAAACGCTGATGTTGGATCGAGCAGCACTGACATGATTGCTTCTATCATTGCCTATACCCCCTGCTGACGTGCAAACCAACGTTCCATCTTTTCTGGCTCAACACGTTGTGTCTTACCGGGACCGACAAATGGAGCACCTTTTTTCTTCCAGCGACTAACTGTTGCCGCTGAAACCTGATAATGTTCCATAACATCCTTGGGCGCCCACCACTCCTTGGGTTTGAATGGCTTACGCTGCTTTTTTGGTTTAGCGACATCAATCAATGTGAATCCTTGTTCCATGCCTGCTCATCCTTCCTCATATAATGAAGTTTCTGGTAATGCGGGAGCCTTTCACTGAAAAGATCCATGATTGAGATGCCTAGCATTTTGCAAATAGCATTTAGTTCGGTTAGATCTGCGACTGTGCTATCCATTTTTTCGAATGCGTATGCTTTCAAGTTTTTAGCGTCATCGCGTGTAAAGTTGGGGTCATTAGCAAGGCCCTCGATGTCGTACTTGATGAAAGAAGCTTTCTCCTCGTCTTCTTCTCGTTTATCGGTGAATAAAAGACCTCGTAAATCGTGGTATATTCCGTCACCGCTAAACAGTTTAGGGATTCCTAGAAACAAGTTAGCCATTTCATAGCTTAGTTCGCTGTCATTCATCGAATTGGCAATGTCAGTAGCCTCATTTGCTCTAATGGGGGTTCCATGAAAATAATTGTTGATCGTTGAGCGCCCTAATTTTGCTGCATAAGCGATCACCTTCTGTGGCGTGTTGGTTCTAGTAGCGAATCTATTCAAAGGGCTACTAATTGTTGCTTTCATACGTTCCACTTCCTTTAAAAGATGAAATATTGGTGGATATTGATTCATGCTAGAGAGGGCTATGATTAACCCATAGCAAGCTGATCAGCGTCTTCTGCTAGCCATTCGTCAACTCGGAACGGGATTCACCCGGACTCAGTCGTTGTGGATGTTACCGATGAGCCTTGATAGTTTGTTGGATAGCGCAATCAGCTGGGCTGCCTCTTCCAAAAGTGCATCGGCTGTTTTAGCTATTTGTTTGCGCTCGTTTTCGTTCATTTGACTGCCTCCTCTCGCTGGGCGGAAATGTGTTTATCAAGGTTTACATTTTCGCTACCAAAAATAGCATCAACGCTATGACCCAAAATTTCAGAAATTCTCAACGTAATTGAAGTCGCCGGATCCTTTGTTTTTCCTGTTTCAATATTGGATATGGTTAAGCGAGTGACGCCAACTTGCTTTGCTAGTTCTAACTGAGACATCTCTTTTTCTCGGCGATAATGACGCAAGTTGTTGCTCATGTCTGTTCCTCCCTTCTTGCTTATGAATTAATAATATACCGAGGTATACACGATGTCAACCAATATATACATAAAATCAAAAGTTTTTTTGTATAGTTAGATATACAATAATCACAAGGAGGTTTAGTCATGTCAGAATTAGGCGATTATTTGCGCCAGTTGCGCGGTACCATGTCGCTTCGTGAAGCCTCCCAACGTTCACACGGGAGAATCAGCCATGCGGCAATAGCTCAAGCCGAAAAAGGTATTAATAGTCATGGCAAGCCATTCACGCCATCTGCTGAAACATTAAAAGAGTTCGCAAAACTTTACAATGTCAGCACTACTAAATTGATGAAAATGGCTGGTTACATTCAAAAGTCAAGCGATATTCCTAGCAATGCTATTCCCGTATCAAGCGAAGTGGCCGACCAGCCGGTTATGGTTTATGGAGAAATCCAAGCTGGCGTTGCAAAATGGGCTGAACAAGATATTATCGGTCAGATAAATGTTACCAAGAGCTTTGCTAAAAGATACGGAGCAAAGAACCTATTCGCGCTTCAAGTTAACGGCGAATCCATGAATCGAGAAATCCCCAACGGATATATAGCGGTCTTCTCGAAAGATTTAGAACCAGAAAGCGGTGATATAGTTGCCGTTATGATCGACTCAGAAAGCGCTACGATCAAGCGATATAGGGAAACGTCGCTCGCAGTTCTGTTTGAGCCATCATCATGGGACCCATCTTTTAAACCATATGTATTCCCCAAAGACGGGATTCAAGACTTCAAAATAATTGGGAAGTTTTTATACGCAACAAGCGAGTGCATTTAGATTGGAGGATTAAAAATGGAACACGAAACTAGGAGATCTCATCGAGATATTAAAAAGCCTTTTTGGAAAAGATGGAAGTTTTGGACAGTATTTGTCGTCATTGTTCTACTAGTTGTTGGCATTTCAAGTTGTGTCAATGAGTTCAAAAAAGAATCAGCTTCTCCGTCTACAAGAATATATAAGCTGAATAGTGACAGATCAGTAAAGGCGATGTTGAAGCACTATGAGCCTGATTTGAAAGTCACTGAAGTAGGCGGTGTTTATGATGACCCCAAATCAAAAACCGTTCTTGTAACCATTAAAGAAGACAGCGGTTGGGACGACAAATCAGCGGTTAAATTAATGCATGAGGATATTGCTTCAGTATGGAAGGCATTCAAGAAATCAAAAGGCAATGATTTTGCAAATATAGCTGTCATGGTGACTTACCCATTCGATGACGCAGGAGGTAATACACATCAGCTAAAGGCCATGACAGCCGATCTAGACGGGTCAAGACTGAATGATTTGAATTTGGAAGGATTCTCTGATGGCAATGTTTCAGCGTTTGCTACGAAATACTGGCAACGCAATGACATGCCGTCTATAAAGTGATTTATATGTATTGCCCGAAAAGACAGCCGCTGCGGACAGCGTTGTCTATATAGCTTCATAATATTAACTGATATTATAAAAATATTAAGGGGAAGTTTATGCAAAAAAGAAAACGAGTCATTTGGGTGGACATAGCAAAAGGCATCACTATTTTTCTTGTTGTATTTGGCCACGCTATCCAAGGCATAGTGTCATCTAAAGGTCTTGATATTAGTGGACCAAACTGGTCGCTTTTTTTTGGGAAACAATTAATTTATGGTTTCCATATGCCTGCATTTTTTGTAATGAGCGGTTTTTTTACAGGATATATTCATCGGAAATTTATTGGCACCCTTACGGAAAAGGCAGTTCGCTTGCTTAAGCCTTATTTTGTTTGGAGCTTCATTACCGCCTCAGTGATGCAGGCTTTTTCCTCCTATACGAACTTTGGAATGGGCATTAGAGATTTCTTGATGTCTCCTATAATACCGTTCTCAGAATACTGGTATTTATACGTTCTTTTCTTTATTAGCGTATTTTACTTAATAATATATCGTATCTTTGGTTATCGAACAGTTTGGGCTGGCCTATTTGCTGGAATTATTCTTTTTTTAGCAGAACCAATACTGCCGAATGTCTGGATCTTTAAAACCTTTTCCAGATTTCTAGTTTATTACGCGATTGGCGCTATAATCTTTAAGCGACTCGATCTTGTGAACAAAATTTTCTATAAAAAAGAAAGCATGATATTGCTTGCATCCATAATAGCATTTTCGATTGTCAACATCATTTTATATGAGTTGCTTATGTATAATAGCCATATAGCCTTGTACTACTACTCATTTGTTACATCATTTTTTGGAGCCGCCTTTATATTTGCTCTGTCAATGAAAGTTGGCCAATTAAATAATCCGCTGACAAAATTTTTCCAATGGCTTGGGTACAATTCAATGCAAGTCTATGTTATGCATTTGGTCCCCTTAGCAGGAGCCAGAGTCGTCTTAATGAAACTGGGAATTATAAGTAACTATTGGATGTTGTCTGTTACCATTACTATAATATCGTTGGCAATTTGTTGCGTAGCAATTATTATCATTAAAAAAATTGGCATATGCAAGTTACTGTTTGGCTAGACACCCTTATATCGTTTTGCAATCACACTCATCATTTTTAGCAAATAACGATGATGGTAAAAAGGAGTGTAGTCAATTGACCCCCGCGTGGGGTTTTATTTTAATGGAAACACGAACATACGTTTGAATTACAAGCTCTAAGAGTTCAAAAGGAGTGCGATATCATGGCATCAATTACCTCATATAAACTAAAAGATGGCAAAAAGGCCTGGGAATTCTATATATTCGCTGGTGTTGATCCTCAGACAGGAAAAGAAATAAAGATCCATCGGCGCGGTTTTCCAACCGAAAAAACAGCCCAGCAAGAAGCGACTTTAGCTGAGGCCGAAATAATCAAAGGCCACTCTCACTACCAAACTGAAAGAATTTTAATGGCTGATTATCTTAATCAGTGGATCACTAAGCTTAAGGTTAATGTCAAAGAGGGATCCATGATCATCTATCGATATAACCTTAAGAAATACATTATCCCAAAAATTGGGGATATTCGACTGGCCAAATACACGCTTAAGGAACATCAGGAGTTCATCAGCAGTCTATTCAATGATGGCTTGTCGCTTAACACAGTAAAGCTCATCAATGGAACGTTGCACAATGCGTTAAAAAAAGCCGTTGCAATTGGGTACATTACTAAAAACCCTACCGTTGGTGTCGAGTTCAGTGCGTATGCTAAAGACAATTCCAAAGAACTTCACTTTTGGACAAAAGATCAAGTTGGATCTTTTATAGAAGCAGCTGAAGAAGATAAAGAGCCTATGTGGCTATCATTCTTTGTGACACTGATTGACTGCGGGCTTCGTGTGGGTGAAGCCATGGCTCTTCGCTGGTCAGACATTGACTTCAACAAAAATACCTTATCAGTCAATGCAACACGAATCTATCGTGCTGAAACTGGATCAAACACTGGCAAAATAGCGCTTGATCGTCCCAAAACATTAAGCTCTAAGAGAACCGAATACATGACCGCTCGAGTAAATGACCTTCTTCAACAACAATATGAGCGCCATTTCAGCCACGGCAACGTACAAGGTTTTCGGTTTTCTACTAGCCACAATAACGATTTTGTCTTCACCTATTCGTCTGATGCAAAGTTTGGACAACCCCTCCGATCTCGGGCAACGACTGGTGCTTTTAATCGCATCACCAATCGGGCTGGACTTCCTCACATCCGTATCCATGATTTAAGACACACGCATGCCGTTTTAATGCGTGAGGCAGGATTAAGCCTTGATGACATCAAAGATGATCTTGGGCATAAAGACATTTCAACCACTCAAATTTATGCTGAAATCTCTCCGGCAAAAAAGAAAGAAAACCATCAACAATTCGAAAAATACCTAAATCAGTGA